GTCAAAGTGCTAACAGCATTGATCGTCAACCCAGTGGTTGAGCCACTTACCGCAGATCCAAGGTTGATCGTTGTTGTCGAGCCGCTTACCCCTGCGGTGCCAAAATTGATGGTCTTGGTAGTGGCGTTTTCCGTAGCACCTGAACCGACGTTCAGCGTGTGAGCCTTAGTAGACGCATCAATAGTAATCGTGCCCGTCGCGGCAGTTCCGCCTGCCGTAAATGTCCCAGTCGTCTGCGAAGCACCAAGAGAGATGTTCTGGGTCGTGGCCGATGCTGTTATTGCCCCATTAATCGTGGTCGTGGTTCCACTTGTAGAACCAACTGTTATCGTTGTGGTAGAACCTGATACTCCACTTGTACCGATGTTGATTGTCTTGGTAAGAGTGTTCTCAGTAGCACCTGAACCGACGTTCAGCGTGTGAGTCTTGGTTGAAGCGTCAAGGGTAATTGCCCCCGTTGCAGCGGTCCCACCCAGCACAAAAGTACCCGTGGTTTGAGAAGCGCCGAGAGAGATGTTTTGGGTTGTCGCGGAAAGCGTGAACGCTTTGGAAAAGTCAGTTGCGCCAGTGGAGTCAGTCAGCACCGCGACCGCTGTACCGTCATTAGCCTTAATGTTAGTGACTTGCAGGTTAGTAGCAGTCACCAGAGGAGTCAGTACGGACGTATCGCAGTACAGAGTTCTCCATGAGTTGCCAGACGAACCAAGATCACGAGCGTTATCCGTCGAAGGCAGGAGGTCTGTATTGAACCGCGCTGTAGCGGTAATGGTGTCTGAAGTAGCGTCACCTAACGTGGTGTTTCCATCGACCGTCAGGTTTCCAGAAATGTGACCATTTACAATGGTGGTCACGCAAGCGTTGACGTTGGTGCCATCACAAAATACAAACGCCGTATCCCCAGCGGGAATAGCTACGCCAGTCCCTGCGGACGTTTTAACAGTAACCGCGTAAGCTGAACCATTCTTAACGACATACAACTTAGACGCTGCTGGGCAGATTACCTCTCCGGCGGCGGTAAGCGCAGTGCCACCTGCGCCGGTAGCAAGAACCAACATCGCACACCGAGCTTCTGAACTTGTACCGTCAGCGGTAGTCAGCGTATGAGCGTTGGCAGTCCATGTATTGATCGTAGACAACCCGGCTACCGCCTGCTCAACCATAGAGGTGATGTTGTCGTTAACAACAGTACCCCAAGTACCGGAAAGCTCCCCGGTGACAGGGAGAGCAAGTTTTAGAATTGGTGTGTATGCGGTGGTCATATTTTGCCCTAAACATTAGTCCAGTTTGGAGTTTGGGTGGTGGTTATATTCCCCCATCCCGGCGTCTGCGTATTGGTTATCGTTAACCACCCCGGTGCCTGTGTGTTAGATACACCTGCCCATCCCGGCGATTGGGTGTTTGTAACCCCACCCCAGCTTGGTGTTTGAACGGTATTGTTTGGGTACCAAGAAGTAGGCATTGCAGGTACCTCAATAGATGTGTCAGTTGCTTGAACGAATCAACGCCGTCGTGGCTGTATTTCCCGGCATGGTGACCGTAAAGGTATTCGTACAAGTCTTGTCTGAACCAAAGTCTAAAACCGCAATAGACTTATTCCCTCTGGTCACATTGTAAAGAAGCGCACACCGAGTAGTAAAAGCAGCGGGAACCCATAAGACATTATTGAACGTCACCCACGCTGTATATCCACTACTACTAATAGCCGCCCCAGTGACTACGTTCCCACCAGCGCTGTACCCAGTACCCGCACTCGGCACCTCATTCGCGTCCGTGTAGACGGTCGTAGACGCATCGAGGTTGGCTTCGGCAGTGTAAAGCGCGAGCTTAAGCACATCTGTAGTCAGGTCGTGTATAGCCTGATACAACTCTGCTTTAAAGCTCGTGGTCTGGGTCTGGACGATCATTTGACCGGGTTCCTTACCTGCCCATCACGATAAGCATCCATCCTCTGCTTGCCGTCACCCAGATTCTTGAGAAGCGCCAGTGATTGGCCGTAGAGCTGAGCATACATGTCCATCTGCTCTTTTTCGGCTTTCATGAACCTAGCGGCTTCGACAACCGTCGCATTCAAGAGCGCTGAGTCAAAGTTCTCGCCTAGCCAAGTGACACCGCTTGCGTTGGTGACTGCAGAAACGGAGATGCTAAAGCCGGAACCTGTCCCGCCGATACTCGACGCATCGCAAGACAACGTATTCCCCACTGCGTAGAACACGCCGGGGTTTTGAATCGTGACCGAGGTCACCGCACCGCCGGAAACAACAATCCTCGCCGTTGCACCAGAGCCAGATCCGCCCGTGAGAGCTACACCGTTATACGTCCCGTTGGTGTACAACGAGCCCGCCGTGATGGCCCCCAGCGTATTCAACGCACCCTGAACGATAGACTCAGGGTAGTAGTAATAGTGCAGCTCAACGTAGTACGCCAGATCGGGCGTAGGGCCTACGATGAACGAGAGTTCCGTCTCCAGATCTGACCTTGGCCCGAAGATCGCGTAGTACTTGGGTACGCCCTTGGAGTTGGGCGGCGGGTACGCTTCGCGGATGAAGTTCACATCCTTGTTGATCAAGTACGAGTACGTACCGGTGTTGAGAACACCGTTGACAACCCCCGTGATTACGGCAAGAGAGTAGGTAGACAGGTAGTCCGTCGGCGCAGATAGATACTGATTATCAGTGGTCAACTGCCCATAGACGTTCTTGCGCAGATTGGCAATCTGCACAGAGTTGTAGATGATCTGTTCGGCCTGACGGACGAACATCGCCATCTGAGCATCGGTGAAAGTGTTCTCAACGATGTTCGCAACATTGGTTGCCAACTCAGTGTATTGCATAGCTTACGCCATCGGCCCACGGGCCATCACGCCCTTAGTTGCAGCACCAGTCCCACGAATCTTGATGCCCGTAGTCTTGACGTTCTTCTCCGGATAGCCCGAATTCTTCAGGTCTACCTTGGGAGCCGGCTTCGGCTGATTGGAATCTTTCTTCATCTCAAGCCCCAGTCATGCGGGTACGCCGCATCGGCTTCTGTTGGTTTGCAACCTTCGCGAGGTTACGCCCAAGTTGTTTCATCTGAAGATTGGTCTTGCCGCCCTTGGCAAACTTCGTAGGCTTTTTGCCCGGGTGCATGTTGGCTTCATGCTTATGCACCGCTTTCTTAGCGTCCATGTTGACTCCTAAGTCGTCACTATCGTTACTGTACCAACAGACGTGACTGCCACCAAGTAATTCGGCGTCAGCCCCGCATCATTTGCACTTGCTCCGCCTACCGGATTCCAGCCCCACTGAATCTCGCGTGAGCCGCCAGTCAGGTTGCCGTCAGCATTCACGCCGGCGGTTACGTACGTTGTGTCCCTGCGAGGATTCCGCAAAGCTTGCGGGTCGTCTACAGGATACATACCCAATTGCAACTGGGGGTGATCTGGGTCCCAGCACTCCCGGCACACTAACACATTGACAGGCTTGGTCTTGACAATCAGTGTGCGAAGGTCGCGCAGGCGGAAGCGCAGGCCACAGCGATCACAGATCGCAATAGCCTTCTTGCCGCTGGCAAACCGATTACCCACTACATCACTCCACCGATGAAGGCCCGGCGCGGCACGAGACGAACTGCAGCTTTCTCACGGTCTTCACCTGCCGCCAAGTTGAACTGCTCGTCGTACGCCGCTTTCAGCATGTCGAGCCGAGGCATCAGCTCCGGCACTTTCATCGCGATGTAGTACGCAAGCCCCGCCACCACGCACGGCAGGAATCGGAAGTTCATGTCTGCAGTTTCAATGCCGTTGCCGGCGTCCTGCACGCGCCTCATGCGCCAGTACACGAACTGATAAGTCTGCGAGTTGTCCGGCGTGGGCCACACTGTGATGGCCGGCAGGTTGGGGTTGTAGACCGTAGCCCCCGAGGAATGCCCCGCTGCAGTCGTTCCGTTCTGTCCACGCACCACACCGCCTAGACTATTACCGTCCAGCCAGCCATAGTAGATGTCTTCGGACCCGAGACGGATGAAACCGGCAGAGGCAAGGTTTGCGGTTGAGGAGAGTGTGATAGTGGTTGTGGAACTGGTGATGGTCCCGTTGAGCGTAGCGCCCGTGGGCGATACCTGCCCTGACAACCGTTGCACCCAGACCTGAATGGGACGCCCCGGAGCTAGCTTGTTCGGGATTGTAGCGTAGGTGGAGACCGAGATGCGGGTGATGTTCAGGTCTGCCTGCGTTGAGGCAGCGTTTTGCCCCGTGCGAATGACGTGATCGAGCAGGTCGATGGTATCAAGGGGGAGAGCATAGGTGTTCAGCCCGGGCGTCAGGGTCAGCGTACCCTGCTCGATTGTCCACATGTTGATGCCACGATTTTGCCACTCAATGGTCATCAAGTTCATAGACCGGCGAGCAGTTCGCAGGTCATAGCCAGAACGCATCTCGCGCCCAGCCCGCTCCCACGCCTCTTCAGCGATGTCTGTGAACTCTAAGTTGAACGCCGTGGTGCCGGTAGTGGTCATCGAAATCTCGCAGTCTTCTGAGCAATCCCTTTAGGCTGGGCTACAAACTGCTTGCCCTTAGCTTTCCCGGCTCGCTTGGCCTTCGTAGTCGCTGCATACTCTTGCGGGCTGAGAGACTTGATCGCTGCCTCGGGCAGATACCGCTCACCCGTCTTAGAAGACGGTTTTCCGCTTTTGGTCCGCCAACGTTGGCTACCCCAATCTTTGAGCGACTGTTGCGGAGCTTTAGTCACGATAGCCGCCGCCAGCGGCTTTGTACTTTTTTGCTAGCAGCTGTGCTTTTCTCGCGCTCCACTGCCCTGCACCAGTCCCCTGCGTTGCCTGACCTTTGATCTGATTGAACAAGGCTTTACGCATCCCGGGCTTGGTGTAGTTACCCGCTTCATTGACCTTGGACTTAACTTCACCACCCTCAGCGTACTCGTAGAACGACGTGTCATCGCGCCGCTGCTTTCGCTTGGGCCCGGGCATTTTGTTGGGGTTTATGGCCCCCATGCCGCGTGAAGAAATCATATATACCGACCTTTTGTTTTACCTTTACGCGCTATACCATCCCCGCGTGATGGCAAGTTAACAGAACCGCCACTCTTCTTTTTAATTGGTTCTATGTCTTCAAGGCGGTCACGTTTTCGATCAACTCCTCTAGCAAATCTTTTGCGGGCTTCATCGTAATAATCTCGTCCTGTCCAAGCATGCACAAGGCGATTAGCGCCATACAAAGCCGCTCTTAATGGATGCGTGTACAAAGGCGGTGTAAAAGGTTCACTAGTACGAGGGTCATCTTTAAACAACGGTTTAACATATCTTCCTTGAGGATATTGAACCGTTTCTTTTAATTGACTTGTGTAATAATTTTCACGAGGATCAAGCAGTTTTAAAAATCGTTCTTTACGTTCATACGGACCGTATCCCATGACACGGTTTTCAATATCTTGCAATATCTTCTCATGCTCTTCCCATTTGCGTTTTTTTTCTTTTTCAGAAAGAGAAGCATTAGCTTCTCCTCCTTCGTTAAATTTACGCTTTTTCATACAAACTTACCTTTGGTCTTGCCCCGCTGAGCACAGCCATCCGCACGCTTGGAAGCAGAGCCAACCGACCCGCCTTTGGCGTAGCCAGCTTCTTGGTACGCTTCGTACTCTCGAGCTGCCTCGGGCACGGACTCACGCATTTCTTTTGCGGCCCGAATGTCGTCGCGCGCCGACTTAGCCATTGTAGGCATGAAGCGAGACATGATGTCTTTCTCGCCCGCAATACCTTTTTGCATCATCTCGCGTGACCGCGCAAGCTTCGACCGTTCTTTTTCAGTGGGCTTACGGTACGTTGCCATGTCAGCACTTCCCGCCGCCCATCATGCGGACC